TGGGCCGATATCACCTTGAACACCTTGCGGTCCTGTTGGGCCGATGTTACCTGTTGGGCCAGTAGCCCCGATAGCGCCTGTAGGGCCTGTAGCACCGATGACTCCGGTCGGGCCAGTAGGTCCAATAACGCCGGTTGGGCCAGTGGCCCCTGTTGGGCCAGTAAGTCCTGTCGCGCCGGTTGGGCCGGTTGGACCAATTGCGCCCGTTGGGCCGGTAAGTCCTGTTGCTCCAGTCGGGCCGGTAGGGCCAACGTCGCCGGTAGGTCCAGTAGCTCCGGTAAGGCCTGTGGCTCCTGTTGGCCCTGTTGGCCCGGTAGCCCCTGTAGACCCCGTCGGTCCGGTAGCTCCTGTTAAACCAGTTGCGCCGGTCGGCCCGGTAGGTCCTACCAACTGACCAGCATCGGTCCAAGCTGAACCATCCCAAACGTAGAGATTGCCATTGGACTCGACAATATAGGCGTCGCCAGGTGTATTGCCGGACGATGGCAAATCACCAAAAGTAGCAACTGCACCCTTAATTTGGATGCCCTGCCCTTGTGGGCCTGTCGGGCCTGTTGGGCCAGTCGAACCTGTTGGCCCCGTAGCTCCAGTCAGACCCGTTGGGCCGGTAGGTCCCTGAATCCCGGTTGCTCCGGTAGGCCCTGTGGCTCCGGTCAGGCCAGTAGGCCCCTGAATCCCAGTAGCCCCCGTAGGTCCAGTTGGCCCTTGAATACCTGTCGCGCCTGTTGGCCCTGTGGCCCCCGTCAAACCAGTGTCACCCGTCGGCCCTGTAGGACCGGTCAAACCAGTATCGCCTGTTGGCCCAGTAGGCCCGATAGACCCAGTTGGCCCTTGGATGCCAGTAGCGCCCGTAGGACCTGTAGCCCCTGTCGGTCCTTGGATGCCAGTAGCCCCTGTTGGGCCTTGGATTCCCTGTATACCTTGTATGCCCTGAATACCTTGCGGCCCAGTTGGGCCGACAGCGCCTTGTGGCCCTTGACTACCCGTAGCACCTGTCGCTCCCGTCGCACCTTGAGCGCCCGCGGGGCCTGTTGGGCCTGTTGGGCCTGTTAGGCCGGTATTGCCTCGCGGTCCCGTTGGGCCAGTTGCGCCTTGAATACCGGTTAAACCTGGGGCACCGCGCTCGCCGACCACTTCGCCGACGTTGGTGACAGTACCATCAGAAAACGTCAGGATCAAGGAGCCGTCAAAGTCGATCTTCGCGCCTACGATAGAGACGCCTGTGTCTCCATCGTCGCCGTCAACGCCGTCCTTGCCATCACGGCCATCTTTGCCGTCACGACCGTCAGCCCCGTCCCTACCTACAATGCCGTCTTTGCCGTCTTTGCCAGGCTCACCTTGTGGGCCTTGCAGCTTCTCGACTTCGTAGACTTTTGCGCGGATTTCGGGCAGCTCTTTACCGAGCAAAATGGCGATAGCCGCCAGTTTTGCTTCGGTTGATGCGCCAGACAGCAGGATTTTCTTAGCGTCCATCAGTCGCCTATGATGCTTTTAAGGAAATCCTCGTCTTTTTTGCTCTGATTGGCCTTGTCAGCCATCTGCATCTCGACGATCTTGCCTTTGTTCTTGATGTCTTCCTCTTTGAGCATCAACTCAGCAATCTTCACCCGTTTGTCGAACTCAGCCGACTCGTTGCCTGTAGGCAAATTTTTCGTTGTTGCCGAGATCACCTTGGCCTGCACTTCTTGCGGCATGAGCTGCGCTTCGGTCAGCAGCTTCTGCGCCTCTGCCCGGTTCTGCTCGGCCTGCGTCGTGTTGACCGCAATCTGAGCCTGAGCCGCTTGCAGTGCCAACTGCTGCTGCACTTCCTGCATCTGCTGGGCCTGTGGGTCTGGCTGGCTCATCTGATCGAGCGCTGCCATCAGCTCGTAGCGGTTGCTCAGGCTGGAGTTGTTCAAGATGCCCTTCAAGATCAGCGGCAGCACTGGAGTGTTTGGCCCCAAAGTTTGCAACAGACCAATAAACTGCTGCTGCTCGTACTCGCGGGCGATGATGCCCAGCGTGGCCGTCGGCACGAACTTCATGTCCACGCTTGGATATCTCTCAGGGTCGAACTGCATGTACCTGAACGCCGCTTTTTGGATGAACGGGATCAGGAAGTCTTCTTGGAAGTTGACCAGCGTGCGCTTGTACTTCTTGATGATCGTGGCCACAGCCATGCTCATGCCCGCACCGTCTCGGCTGACTTGGCTGACCATGCCTTGGCTGTCCAGCGTGCCAGTGGCTTGCAGCAGCATACGCTCGAACTCTTTGGCCGTGTTCAGGTTGTTCAGACTCGTCTCGCCGAACTTGAACGGGTACAAAATCTCGGCTGGGTTGCCGTTGACCATGAACGCTTTGCCTGGCTTGACCTCAAACCGAGCGCCGCGTGGCAGGCGGGTAGCGTCCATGCCCATCATTGGGCTGGTCGTCAGCGCCAGTGAGTCCAAATGGCTCCTGACTTGGGCGTCAATCGCCTTTTGCATGTTGTAAGACTTCTCCACCGTGCCGCGACCGAGCAAACGGTTGGGCACTGTGTCGTCTTGGTACGTCAGGACCGGGCGGTCCTTCATCATGTAAGGGTTCTCTTCGGCTTTGAGCAGCAGACCACCGTTGGCGATGACGACAATCGCCTCCACCATGTCCGAATAGTCCTCAGCCGCCGAGTCGTCGGGGAACAAGTCCTCAACTTCATCGTCGTTCTCTGTCAGATACTCGCGTGGCACCAAGCCGTAGTACTTCAACAGCAGCACTTTTTCGTCGCGGTACTGACTCAGCTCTTGAGTTGGCTCCAGATCGGTGTCCTCAGCGGCTGGCTGGATGTTCACCTTGCGGTAGATGCCCTTTTCGATGCCTTCGACGATCTTGTGGATGCCCACATATGACTCAATCGCCACACCCATGCAGTCGTCCACAGACGTGCCGTTGGGGTCGAACAAGAAATTCTTGGGGTTGATGGGGTTGATCTTGACCGCGATGCGGCTTTTCTCGACCACACCGATAGCCGCTTGGCCGGGCTGCCCTGGAATGGCCTGAGTTGATGGCTCGAAAATCTTTTCCGTCTTGACGATGATCTCGCCGATGCCAGTGCCGTAGATTTCGGCCATCAACTCGATCTGATCGATGGATTTTCTGATCTTGTCCTGCTTGAAGTCTTCCATGAGCTGCGCTTTGAGCTGCTCAACGTCGATCGGGTTCTGGTTTACATCCCGCAGGTCGTCTTCGATGTCGAAAAAGTCGCCTTGCCCGAAGATGGCTTCCATGATCTCAGCATGTCTCGTCTCCACCGCTTGCTGGGTCGAGGGTGTGACGATCCTTGAGCGCTCAGAATCTCTCGTCTTGTCTTCCGCTGCCCACTCACCACGGAAAATGCGCTCATACTCAAGATAGTCATCAAGATAGTTGGTGTCGCGCCAGTCTCTCCAACGCTGGCAATGGTCAACGACAAACGCCGTCAGTTCCTTGTCGTTTTCTGTCGGCTGATCGAATTCGTTCTGATCCATTTTGACCCCTATGTCGGTGGCTATACCCCCGCGATTATATCTAGCGGGGTCCATTCGTCATCATCCGCGTCTTCAAAGTAGCTGGTGACAGCCAACTGGTCGATGTAGGACAGCGCATCCGGCAAATCGTCGTGGACGCCTTGCGATGGGAACATCAAAAGCTGGTCCACGAAGATGGACCAGTCTTCTTCGCTGTTTAGGACGATTCTACCGTGCTCGAACCGCCCCTGCAATGACCAAATCACCCGGTCGGTCTTTTTTCTATTGCCATGTGTTAAGTCCACAATATGCGAATAGACATTGTTTTTTCGCATGAGGTCCGATAGGTAGGGGAGCACCGCGTTCTTAAGAGCACCACGTTCTATACCTACACTTAATGGTCTGTAATCGCGCATGACTTTAAGGATTTTCGACGCCGTGGCTCGGATATCCCAACGTCCGTGCTCGATCTCTTTGACGAACCACTTGCCGTCATCCGTCACCTTGACCACCGCAATCGCCGACTCGTCCAGCCTTTTCTTGCTGTTGGCCGCCTGCTTGGCCACTTCTTCAAACCCAGCCAAGTCCACCGCCACGAAGTAGCTGCCGTAATCCGGCTCTTCGCCGTATTTCAGCCACTCCTCTTTGAAGACATCCGCGCCAGCGTTGCTGAAAGATGCAAGATATTCTTGTTTGAACGCAAATGAAGAGAGAGTCTTCTTTGCCGACTCAATCTCAGTGGGGTCGATCAGCGGGTTGTCCTCGGTCGTGAAGTGCCAGCTCTTCCAGTCGCTGTCCTTGTCGTCTTGCCCCAGCTTCCACAGGTCGTGAAACCAGTTGCGCCCCTTTGGCGTACCGATGAACATCCCTCGGCCCTTCCTGTCCGACAGAGACGCCCGAATAACCTGCTCCCAAGCCTCTGGCTTGATGTCGGCCACCTCGTCCAGAACCGCATACGTCAGAGAAACGCCGCG